GTTGCTATCGAGGATTACAATGGAAACTTTTTCCTAGTAGGACTTGAACACGGAGCAGAGGTAACTGGTGGTACTATTGTTTCAGGTGCAGCAATGGCTGACCTTTCAGGATTTACTTTGACTTTTGAAGCTATGGAGACAGCTCCTGCATACTTTGTTACTTCTACAGTAATTACAGATGATGCCTCAGCTACTCAGATTGATCCTGATGCTTAATATTGTTTTTTAGAGAGAAGGAGGCTAGCTTAATGTTAGCCTTTTTTTTTGCACCTATGCAAAATAATTACTTTTTAGCGTTATATATGTATGAAGATACTTACTACTAGTACGGCAGCACAAAGTTTAAGATTTGTTCCTAGAGATTATGTTACTAGTGCTACGCTATATATAAGAGATGATAGTACCAATGTAACTACTAATCAAGCAGTAGATTTAATACAGGATGGTGATGAGTTGGTATATACAGCAAGTTTTGAGCTAATAGAGGGAAGGTTCTATGATTTTGACTTTGTTGTAGATCCTAACTTGTGGGAGCAAAACACTTTGCTATGGAATATGAACTATGACAAGTGGGAGGATTCTCAGGGTGCAGCTCTTAGTTTGTATAAGGATAAGATATTCTGCACGGATCAGCCTTTAGATCAGACAGAGGATGAGTACTACACAGTAAATAAAAATGAGTATGTTACAGAAAAGACATACGATAATGAGTACATAATAATATGAGAAAGCTAAAGAATCAAAGACCTGCTCCAAAGCCTAAGTCTCAATCAGAGGTGCATCTAGTTAATCTAAGTACCTACACTTCTCCTAAAATCAAGGAAGTAAGAGGCAAAGAATGGGTGTCCTATGGAGAGGATAACAATTACTATCAGTTTTTGATTGATAGATACAATGGATCTCCTACTAACAACGCTGCTATAAATGGCTTATCAGAGATGATCTATGGAAAAGGCTTAGATGCTACAGATTCTAACAGAAAGCCTGACCAATATGCACAGATGATTACTTTGCTTAAAAAAGACTGTGTAAGAAAGCTAGTTTTTGACTTAAAACTAATGGGTAGCTGTGCAATGCAGATTATCTACTCTAAGGACAGAACAAAAGTAGCTCAGGTAGAGCATTTTCCTATTGAGACGCTAAGAGCTGAGAAATGCAATGAAGAAGGAGATATAGAGGCTTACTATTATTTTAAGGACTGGACAAATATCAAGCCCACAGATGAGCCTAAAAGAATACCTTGTTTTGGATATAGCAGAGAGTCAATAGAGATTTATGTAGTTAAGCCTTACAGAGCAGGATTCTATTACTATTCACCTGTAGATTATCAAGGAGGATTACAATATAGTGAGCTAGAGGAGGAGATTTCTAACTATCATTTAAATAACATCCTAAATGGCTTAGCACCATCTATGCTTATCAACTTCAATAATGGAGTACCTAATGAGGAGCAGAGAAGATTGATTGAGAATAGAATTTATGAGAAGTTCTCAGGCAGCTCAAATGCAGGAAAGTTTATTCTTAGCTTTAATGACAATGCAGATGCACAAGCTAATATTGAGCCAGTTCAACTCTCAGATGCTCACAATCAGTATCAGTTCTTATCAGATGAGAGTGCTAGAAAAATCCTAGTAAGCCATAGAATCGTTTCTCCTATGCTTTTAGGTATCAAGGATAACACAGGTCTAGGAAACAACGCAGACGAGCTTAAAACAGCCTCTATTTTGATGGATAACACAGTTATTAGACCTTTTCAAACTTTATTGATAGATGCTTTTGACCAAATTTTAGCTTATAACAGCATTTCTCTTAATCTATACTTTAAAACTCTACAGCCACTAGAATTTACAGACTTAGAAAATGTGGTAGATGATGAAACAAGAGAAGAAGAGACAGGAATAAAAATGAGCAAGCAAAATCCTGAGGCTACTGAGGAGCTTGCAGACCTATTGCAAGAGTTTGGAGAAGATGAGGATTTAGATAACTGGGTGCTTGTTGATGAGAGAGCGGTAGATTACGATCAAGAGGAGGCTTTAGATAAAATGATAGGACTAGCCTCTACAGGAACTGCTAGACCAAATGCAAAGAGCGAGCAAGATGGAGAAGAAGATAACCTAAGATTCAAAGTAAGATACCAATATGCACCACTAAGAACATCAGATAACTCAAGAGAGTTTTGTCAAAAGATGGTAGCTGCTAAGAAGATTTATAGAAAAGAGGATATTCAAGCTATGGGTCAAAGAGCAGTTAATGCAGGATGGGGTCCAAATGGAGCTAGTACTTATGATATTTGGCTATATAAAGGAGGAGGAGATTGTCATCATTTTTGGATGAGAAAAACCTATATGGCTAAGGGTGTTAATCCTGATGCTACTAATCCTAATGCAGAGATAAGTGTCAATAAAGCAAAGAAGGAAGGCTTTACTCCTGAGGTAAATGATCCTAAAGTAGCTAAGAGACCAAAAGATATGAAAAATAGAGGATTTTTAAAACCTAGAGGATAATGGCTACAGCACTTTTTATAACAAGAACGGATCTAGTAAGAAATAGTGTCTTAGATGGCAACGTAGATACTGATAAGTTTATTCAGTTTATCAAAATTGCTCAAGAGATTCACGTCAGAAACTATCTAGGATCAGATTTATACAACAAGATTAGCAATGACATTCTAGCTAGTAACTTAACAGGAGACTATCTAACACTAGTAAACAATTATGTACAGCCTATGCTGATACACTATGCTATGGTGGACTACTTGCCATTTGCAGCCTATACGATTAAAAACGGAGGCATCTATAAGCACGTTAGTGAAACAGCAGAAACAGTTACTAAAGAGGAGGTAGATTATTTAGTGCAAAAGGAATTAGACATAGCAGAATACTACACAAGAAGATTCATAGATTATATGAGCTTTAATCAGAGCAAGTTTCCTGAATACACATCTAACTCAAATGATGACATCTATCCTTCACACGATGCAAACTTTAATGGATGGGTGCTATGAAGTATAAACCAAAGCAAACCAATATTACAAAACTAAAACAGTACTTAAATAAAATAACAAACAATGGCAACACTAACAGGAAATACAATTAAGGATACTTATCAGTCGCTCCTTAAAGTAAATGACAATGGAGAGCTAGCAGCAACTCTTCAAGAGATTACAGATGGAGTTGGTAATGGCTCAGGTGTCAGCTTAAACACAACTGGTGATCTTAAAGCAGAGGGAACTATTGAGTTTGGCTCTTTGAAAGACACAGGAGAAGCTATCACTATAACAAAGTTTGTAGATGAAGCTGATGGTATTGCAAATAACGACAATGATACATCTATTCCTACTTCTGCTGCCATTATAGATTATGTAGCTGCAAAAATTACAGAAGAGGATTTAGACTTTGCAGGAGATTCAGGTACTGGCTCTGTAGATTTAGACTCTCAGACTTTTACTATTGGAGGTACTGCTAATCAAATAGAAACTACAGCAACTGGTCAAAGCCTTACTATAGCTTTTCCTAGCGCAGGTATTGTTTTACCTGATGGTTCTACTGCTACTACTCAAGCTACTACTGACGACTCAACAAAGGTGGCTACTACTGCTTATGTTAAATCAGTTCTTACTCAAGAGGACTTAGATTTTCAAGGTGATACAGGAACAGGAAGTGTGGACTTAGATTCTGAGGTGCTAGATATTGCAGGAGGTACAGGAATTGATACGGTAGCATCAGGGCAAACTCTTACAGTTAATATTGACAGCACAGTAGCAACGCTTACAGGCACTCAGACGCTTACTAACAAAACCATAAATGCTGATAATAATACTATCTCAAACTTAGAGGTAGATAACTTAAAAGCAGGAGTACTAGATACAGATTTGACTACTGTTTCAGCATCAGATAATACTTTAGCTTCGGCAAAAGCTATTAAGACTTATGTAGATGCTAATATCACAGCTCAGGACTTAGATATAACAGATGGAACTACTACCTCAGCAGTAGATTTGGATTCTCAGACAATGACTATTCAAGGAACAGCCAATGAGGTGGAGGTTAGCTTAACAGATCAGACTTTTACAGTAGGACTTCCTGATACTATCAATGTAAATGTTTCAGGTAACATTACAGGAGACATCGCAGGGAATGCAGATACAGCTACTGCTTTAGAAACGGCTAGAGATATTGCACTATCAGGAGACGTAGTGGGATCAGCTAGCTTTGATGGTACTGCTAATATTACAATAGCTGCTACTATTCAGGCTGACTCAGTAGCACTAGGAACAGATACTACAGGAGACTATGTAGCTAACTTAGGAACTGGTACAGGGGTTACTATTGCAAGCAACACAGGAGAAGGATCACAGCCTACAATTTCAGTAGATTATGGCTCAACAGCTAACACAGCAGTAGAGGGAGATACTGAAATCACAATAAGTGGCACTACAAACCAAATAGAAATAACAGGAACTGCTAATCAAGCTCTAGGAGGCGCACCATCTTACACAGTAGGCTTACCTGATGATGTTACAATAGCAGGCAGCTTGATAGTTAGCAATGATCTAACAGTAAATGGTACTACTACCACAGTAAACACTCAGACGCTATCAGTAGAAGATCCACTAATTGCTCTTGCTATTGCTAATGATGCTAACTCAGTAGATACAGGATTCTATGCTAAATACTCTTTAGATTCAGGTGTTACTACAAAGTTTGCAGGTTTATTTAAGGATGCTTCAGATACTGATACTTTTAAGCTGTTTAAAGGTTTAGAGGTAGAGCCTACTACTACAGTTGATACGGCAGGCACAGGATATGCTTTAGCAGACATTCAAGTAGCAGGATTAGAAGCCACTACAATCGTAAAAACAGGAGGATCATCTACAGAGTTCTTAAAAGCAGATGGCTCAATAGATTCTAACACTTATTTGACAGCAGAAAGCGACACTTTAGACGCTGTTACAACAAGAGGCAATACTACATCTAACTCAATAGAAGTAGGAGCTGCTACAATCACAGGCGACCTTACAGTAGATACTAACACTTTATACGTTGATAGTACTAACAATCGGGTGGGAATAGGGACTACGAGTATTAATTCAAAAGTTCAAATAGAACAACCGCAACAAATATCAGGTGCATTTTCAAATCCATTTATTAAGTTATCAAATTCAGCACAAACTGACAACACTGGTACAACTGCAATAGCTTTAGCAACTTCTACCGCTGATAATTATGGATATGCTATAAGCGCTAAAAGAGGTACAAGCGGACCTGATTCAAGTTTTATTATAACACATCACGACAATAGTTTAACCGGCACAGAACGCCTTCGAATAGATCCTAGTGGTCATATTGATATTAATGGTGGCAATATTATTTTAAGAAATGGCTCTTTATATGCTCCTACGAGTGGTGCTGTAAAAGATGCTTTTATTGCTAATAATGATGGAAATTTAGAGTTTGCAGTAAATGGGCCTACTAATGGTACTTATGGCAGTATGTCTTTTATTAGACGTAAAGGAGATAGTTCTGACCCAAGTACAATTATGACTTTAACAAGCGATGGCAACGTAGGAATAGGGGGTAGTCCTGCAACTAAATTACATATTGAAGGCGGTATTGTTGGTTATTTACAAACAATAAAAAATACAACAGCAGGCGGAGATTACTTACAAATGTTAGCTGAAACGGGAGATGCTGTGTTCGAGTTTGATTCAAGCGGAACAGGTGGAGAAGCACTAATGAAAATGTACAAGGATGGTGATTTAAAAATTCAAATTGATGCTGACGGGGACTCTTACTTCAACGGAGGCAACGTAGGGATAGGAACTGTGCCTTTTGAGTGGGCGAGTTATGGTGTATTAAACGTTAAAGGTAGTGGTGCGATATACGGTACAAGCGGGGGTAATACACTTTCAGGATTAACACACGGT